TCCAACACGCAAACGCTCGAGACAATGAGGCTAGAAGGCTAACGCCTAACAACACCTAGGGGATACTCCGCGTGCCCTCGTAAGTATCCCCGACCTAATAACTAATGGGCAAGAGGAGTACAAAGAAGAAGATGAAGATGATGAATAAGATGATATGTTTGAGTAGGATGTTCATAGGCAATATGCTAGAGGCATCTGTGCTAGGCTTGGTGGTGACTGTAGCGTCCGTAGGACTACTGACCTTGTGTGGCGTATGCGAAGTGAACTGGAGTGTGTTTAGATGGTAGACTTTGTTGTAATATGTATTATAATTCCTGTGGTATTAGGCGGAGCATGGGCCTACAGAGAAGAAATTATTTCTAAAATAAAAACTTTCCAAATAAAAAAATAAAAAATATTTTTTGTCGGGGCGTCGGCATACAAATATAATTTCATAAAAGCGTTTTACAAACAGCTATAGGTGGAAAATCACCACCTTGAAAAGAAAAGTACTTTATATAATATTTTCGTAATTTAAAAAACACCATTGTAGAACCATTTCTGCACTGTACTGTACTATAAAGCAACCATGGGTATAGTGTAAGTACCCATTTCAAATTTTTTGACTACAATTTTTTATGGTTGTAATACCCTTTTCACCCACTAAATATTACTATGCTAGTAGACATTATAGTATATGGCATCTTGTTTGTATTACCTGTTATAATAATGATATGGATATGGTACGAGATGTTTAAGTCATGAAAATCATTCGTTGGATCATTATGCCCATATTCTATGTGTCTGCGTTTCCTATATGTTGTGTTATAGCACTAATGGATTATAACAACGGTCGTGGGTTCAAAGTTAACCTCAGACAAGCAATGGGTAAGAGCTAATATGGATAATAAAGACATACAGTACTGGGAAAAGGTCAGTGTTTGGTCTTTACGCTTTATTATAGCTGTAGGAGTTCTAATAGTCTATCTTGTAATATCAGGGCATATAGATAAGTTAATATCCTAAGGTTGCATACTCACTTCTAAAATTCAAACCTACCTAATGCTTTTAAATAGTAGTATGATCTTTAAAATTGCTACACTCCTTAATTCAATATGCTTAATATTAATCCTATTCATTTTAGCAAAACAATATGGAGATATGGCGACCTTATGGGATATGGTTACTGAGATTGATATAATGTTTAAGGATATTATAGAAGCAATTACTAATAAAAGAGCTGGGACAAACGTATGACTATGCAAAGTGTAGGACTGCACTCAGACAGTAAAGATTTACCTAAGCGTCAACTCAATTTAGATTTATGGTTTCCAACGCCTATATACTGGATAGATGTTCCTGATGCTCAAACTCTTAATAAAGACTTACAAGGACACATATTAGATTGGCAAAGTAAAGATCCTGGTATTAGCGTAACTAATCAAGGAGGGTGGCATAGTACAACTGATATGCATACTAAAGAATGGGCAGATCCTTTATTGTTAGAACTTCAAGCTATGCAAGTAAAAGTAATTGAAAATGAACAATGGACACAACCTACAAAGATAGGTAATATGTGGGCAAACGTTAATAAAACTGATGCTAGTAATAAAAAGCATTGTCACGCAAATGCATCATGGAGTGGTGTGTACTATGTTAAAGTTCCTACAGAAGTAAACAAAAACTGTGGCTTTCTTCACTTAAACGATCCAAGAGATAGAGCGGCAATGATAAGACCTGATCAAAAACCAGTAGCAGATATAGATCCAAGGTTGTGGCACCAAGCAAACTATATGCCAAAAGAAGGAAGACTGTTAATGTTTCCAGCATGGTTAGAACACTTTGTTGGAGTCAATGAAACTCAAGAACCACGAATAAGCGTATCATTCAATTTCGTATATGTCTAAAACAAAACGTAAAAAGCGTAGAAGTTATTATATAGGACGTAGTGTAGGACTACCAAGTCACCCAGTTATAACAACTCGTTCATATAATGATCGTGATGATGAAGAGTTTAGTAGAGGCGAAGAATGGCTTGTCTTAGGATTAGGTTTATGTGTTTGGGGAATATATTGGGGAATAGTTAACGTAATAGATAGATTTACCTTTGAATTAATGCCATGGTATATAGAACCATTTACAGCATTTCCATTAGTAGGTGTATTAGCTATGATAGAATTGTATGGACAAAACCCTTTGCATTGGTGGCCGTTAGTGTGGGGAACAAAAATCAAAATGAAACACTGGCACGATGATCCAATGGTTAAGCTAAAAAATTCAGTTCATCATTTAATAGATGTAGATGAAATGATTCAAAAGCTAGGTGGTCCTATTAATGTTCATCAAATAGATCCTGATACATTAAAGTTCAGACGTAAAAAGGATATAACAATATACTTGTTATTCACCAAATAATCTCAATTGTGTTGAAAAGATGACCAAGTAGCTCCGGAATAAGCTCCGACCTTTTAGCACCCCGAGCGGGCACTTGGTGACCAAAAAACCTACGATCCTAAGAAACCGAGTGGACCTAAGAGACCTAACGAAATGGGTTACCAATTAACAAAACTAGTAGTGTAAAGCAGGTTGCAAATACTAATAATTCAATCATTTTTTTAAGGGTTTTTCTAGGAAGTATTCAAAATTTTGAGTTTCTTTATTAACTTGAATTTCTTTAGCACCGTTCCTTAAATGAAACTTACGTGCCATATCTGTTAATGGAGATAAGGTTACTAGTCTATTCAAGTGGTGTGATTTTTTAATTAACTTGAATACTTCTTTAACTATTCGTTTACCACCACCTTTTTTCTTTGACCATACAGTATAAGCTATTGCAACATTACCACCTATCCCTGCTCTGTGGATACCTTGGTTGTATGCATCTATACTAAACGACTCTAATTCTTTTACAGTTTTAGGAATGTGATTAGTAAAAGCAAAACACATAACAGCTACAAGTTCTCCTTTATCATCATTTAATCCATATATTTTTCTACCATATGATGTTCTAAATTTATTATCTAACTCTGGTCTAACTGGATCTTCAAAAGTGTTTACGTGATCTAATTCTATTACTTCAGATTCCTTTAACCAATCAAAAAAGTTTTCAACTTGTTTCTCTAGTTTGGAACCTTTGTATGCTTTTTTAATTTTGTGTTCTGCTTCGTCATATGCTTTTTTAACTTTTGTAATATCAACACCATTGATATCATCTACGACTTTCTTTATGCTTTTTTTAATTTTTGTGTACATTATTAAATTGGAGTTATTACAGGATCCAAATAGTTTTGAGTTTTGTTTTTTGTTGTTCCTTTTACAAAATCAAAATAAAAATGTTGTGTTCCTACTCTTGGAACTTTTACTAATTGTTCTTTATGCCATACGCCCGACGGGCTTGAAGTTGGTCCTGTAAATGATTCATCTCCGTGCATAGTAATAGAATTGTCTACACTAATGAGTGGCATATCTGCGGCATAAGACATCATATGAAGACATCCTGTATGAAATTTGTCGTGTACTTCATCTTCTATAGGATCTAATCCTCTTGCACCATTTGAAGAATGAATTAAAATATCTGCTTCTAGTTCATATGCTTGTCTACCAATATTTTCTCTGCCAAGCCACCAAGAACCCCAAAGGTCATTACATAACATACCTACAACTTTAACATCCATACTAGGACGACCATCTTCTCTAATTGGATCAGGTAAATGTATTAAAGGTGTATAGTGTCCAGGTACAACAGCGTCCCAGGCAATTACATATTGTTTACATACTGTACCAATTAATGATCCAGTCTGATCATAATATCTTTGTTGGTTTCTTTTAAGTGAGCCTGTTCTTTCTTCTTCTTTCCACAATGTACCAAGTACAAGTCCTATACCATTATTACCAGCATATTTTTCTACGTCGCTTAACGCATTGTCTATATCTTTAAATGTTCTGCCTTCCCAAGTTTCCCATTCTGGAAAATAACCTGTAAGGGCACCTTCGGGTGTAATTAAATAATCACACTTATTTTTAATAGCCCAATCAATACTTTTTTTGATTGTTTCGACGTTACGTTCCAAATCGCGAGTTACAGGTATCTGTGCACCAGCGAATCTCATCGTAGCTTCGCTCATAGAACTCCTTTTATTTTTAACTCTTTTTTACTGAGTTGCAACCGGACAGTTCGGATTTGCAATTGCGTCTTCTAAAGCTGAAGCACTAGCATCTAGTTCTGTTTGTAGATCTGTAACTGTAAGTGTTAGTTCTACATTAGCTAGTTCTAGTTCTGCTCTTTTAGTATCGGAGTCATTCAATTCCAGCATAGCTGTTGTTGAATCTGTTTCCCATCCTGCTATTGCATTATTCAAACCATCAATTGTATCATCACGAACTGCTATTTCATTTGCAGAAGCTTCTAATGTAGTTTCCAACGTTGAGATATCATTAGTTAGTGAATCAATTTCTGCTTGTAAGTTTGTTTTATCTTTAGAGTTGTTTGATACAATAATTAACAAAGCAACAACAAGAATAAAATACATCCAACCAGCAGGTTTTCCTAGTCCATTTTTTATTTTGTCTATCATAGTAGTAGTATATATTTTTAAGTAAAGGTTGTCAATGATGCTTTTGGTTTTATTATTTGGTAGATTGCCAAAATAATACATTGACAATTCAGTATATTTCTAATATATTATAGATATGTCACATGATACAGACGACCATCAAAGAGGATTGGACGCAAGTTTTGAAGATGAAGTTACTTCATTAAGAACTGTTACTATTCCTTTAAAAGAATACGATAAGTTAAGAGAAAGACACCATTATATCACAGACAAATCTTTAATTGCTATTATAGATAAAATTGAAGAACTAGTTAGAGCTATGATAAAAATGAGGATACAGGATAAAGGTTTAAATGCTGTTGTAGATAAAACTGAAGAACTAGTAAGAGCATTAAGAAAACATATCGTAAGAACAGATATTGAAACTTAATTAGTTTTTATTAAAAATACTCTTAACAATTTTACGCATCTTTTTTATATATTGGTGGAATTCTTTCTTTAATTCCCCCATAAACGTTTTCTTTTTCATAAACACCCCTTTTGACACCTATTATTTAAGGTTGTTCAATAGTAAGTTATATGCTATATTATGAATTAACTATAGTGTTAATGGATAAATACTCTGTAAATGAATATATGCCGTTATTAAATAATATAACTATGAAACGTTTAATAGGAATAATATTATCAATAGTGTTACTAAATGGTTGTGCTCAACTTCCGTTAGTCTCTACTCTTGAAGGAACTCTATCAGTTAATGGTGCAATCGCAGGTGTAACTGGAAAATACGAAACACAGGCGGTAAGTGCTGTAGTTAATATGGCATCTCACAAGTCCTCTGGCAAAACAGTAGGTCAACATTTATACGTTCTTGCATCTAACAAATATACCAAAAAAACTTTGGAAAACAACTTTCCTGATCAAGATTTAAGTATCGATGGTTATTGGAAAGGCTTAGATTCTCCTAAAATTAATACAATCAAATCAACTATTAAAAAACCTATAGTCCTAGTTAAAAGTACTTTCAATATGCCAGGAGTAAATTTTAGAGCATTAACAGATCCATTACCGAGCTTCTACGATAAACCTACCAATTAAATAACAATCTAAATGAAATTTAATTTTAAACCATCAGAAAATATCACGCACTGGTTAATTTATTATGTTGCCGTAATGTTAGGCTTCATAATTGTTGTACCTATGCTTGTCAAATAAATGTATAAAATTTTAATACTTGCTTACCTTATAGGACAATCTCCTATAGAAACACAACAAACGTTTCAAATGCAACAAACATATGATACTATGGAAGCCTGCAAAACAGAATTACTTAAAACGGATCCTGATCGTAAAACATATGACGTATTATGGGAGTTTGTAAATGATATGAACTTTCAATGGGATTGGTTAGTAGCAGGTTGTAAAAATGATTCCACTGGCGAAGAATTTCAAATTGAACCGTCATATCCTAAAGGTAAACCTTTTGAATTAGAAGGTATTGATATTCAAAAGAATTTTGATAATATTTAATTCTTAATGGAACTGTCGTGGGTGAATATAGCTTCTACTCTTCTATAAAATCTTTCTTTATTACTATAACCTACAAGTCTAACTAATTCTTTTCTACCATTCCATACAATAAATGTTGGTGTTCCTCTAATAACTTTAATTCGTCCTTCAGCATATGCTTCTTGAAACCATTGAGGTTGATCATATACACTAATAATTTTTAATGGTAATTTTTTAGCTATTTCTGAATCGTTATAGTCTACTGCTACTTCTTCTATAAATTTTTGACAAATACCACATTTAGGATTGTGTGCCATTAATAATTCTAATGCGTATGCCGGGAAGGCAAATAATATAAAAAATAAAGTTAATAATAATTTACGCATGAGATCTTATTCCCAGGATTTTTTTTCTCGATATGCTTCTTCGTGTCGTCCTAGTATGTCAAGTATTTCCCAACTGCCGTCTTCTTTAATTCTAACTTTAGCGTTTACTTTATCACAAGTCATAGTGAATACAGTAGAGCCAGGATACATTTTATTTCTTTTCTCTGGATCTCTATAATCTCTTTCTGCCATTCTTTTATTCTTCAAGCAATCCATTAAGTCTTCAGATGCTCTATGATCTACTAGTACTCTAGATCCATCTTCAGCAATAGCAAAAATACATACTGCAAATACAACGCCATTTTCCGGTGTAGAGTCTGATTGTGCGTGTTCCTCAATCATAATTTTTTCGACTTTTGCGTGTTTATGATCTAACCATGTACCTTTTTCGTGCTCATGTCCTTGTTCGTCATCATGTGTATGTCCTGGTTTCTCAATGCAAGTACCATGACCACCATCACCACAACCTGTACATTCTGCGTATGCTACTGAGCTAAACATTAAAAATAATATTGTTAATAAAAACTTTTTCATATTATAATTCACCTCCTGAATGAACTTTAATAATTCTTAATCCATATTTCGTTTGAGAGTCTTCTTCTAAATCTGCAACAAGTATTTTACAAGTAAACACAACTCTTGCTCCTTTTGCCTCGCTAGTTGAATCCATTTCTCTTTGTGCTATTCTTTTAGATTTCATACACGCTGATAAATTTGGTTTAAAAACGTGCTCAATCATTTTACCATTTAAAAATAATAGTAAACCAATCACACCTGATTTTTCTATATGTTTCTTACCTGGTTTATATTCGTATGCTAGTACGGTTGTACAAAATAATAATAAAAAAATTGTTGTTAATATTTTTTTCATATTAGCTTCCGTTTTGATGTTTTAATGTTCTTTGTCCGTCTTTTAGTTTCTCAACGTCTTCTCTTAAATCTTTAACGTCTTCTTGTAGTCTTTTAATGTTAACGCCATTGTTCATCATATCTTCCATACGTTCTTGGATTTTTTCTAATTGTCCTGCAATGTGTTCAATAAGCATGAATTGTTCTGAGTCTGCTGGTGGAGAGCCTAATTCACCACGGGGCCATTTAATACGAAATTCGTTATTCTTTTCAACATCATTTTTAAGTCTTTCTTCGGTTTGAGTCAAGTCTTTTTCTGTTAATGTAGATTTGGTTTCTAAATTATTCAAACGTTCAATCACACCAAAGTAAGCCCAAACACCAATAGCAACTGCTATGATTATTGAGATCAAATTCTTCATTGGCATACTTACAGCCGATTCGCTTGATACATCTAGTCGTTTCATTATATGAGTATTTATTAGGAATTATAGAATTATTGAATTATTATGTCCAAGGACGACCTACAACTAATCCACCGCTATTAGCATTATCAGTAAGGGTATTATTTGTTTGATATACCGTTGGTAATTGTCCAAGATTAAGTGTATTACGTCTACCTGTTGTTCCACGCTTTGTAGCCGCCGCAGATAGTTTAGCTTCTTGTCGAAGTTTCTTATTAGCCAATGTTGATATACCGTTTGCCGCCATAATAATATTTATCTTAATTTACTTTGACTTGTATGCCCATATCTCTAGGCTGTCTTGCGTTAGGATAGTACAGATAACTTGCACCTGTAACTGTTGTTAATTGTTCACCGTTTGTGATGTACTGATAATTGTTTGCACCAATAATTAATATTCCAATGTGTCCAGCTGACTGTTGATAATCGTCATACATTGCTTTATTAAAGTTTAATCTAAATTGAGGTGTTCTCCAAGTATTAGTTAATTCAGGAACTATTCTTCCAAAGAATGATGTAGACATTGCTGAAGTAAATTCTCTACTTGGAAAGTTTTCTGGTACAGGTTTAGTACCCATTCCTTGAGCTAATGTAACATTTCCAGTATAACCTACTTGTCTTAATACATCAGTCATACCGCTTTGATTAATCATTCCTTTACGGTCATTATAAACTCTTCCACCACCTTTTCCTTTTCCACCACCTTTAATTTCTATTTTTTGTCCGCTAATAACTAGGTCTCCACCTTTTTCTGCATATGATATTTTATTACTCATCATAGCTAATGCCCCTTCGGCAGGACCAGCATCACTTTTTTTAAATGCTCCTGGATTTTTTGCAAGTGTTTGGAATAATGCTTTTGGAATACCATCTGCTACTACTGATGATAAAGGTGCTTTTGCATTCATACCAGCTTTAGGAATAAGTGCTTCAATGTTAATATAATCAGCACCCTTGTTCCATTTTTCTACAAAGTCTTTAACTTGTGGTGTAGTGCCTAATTGAGGTATTTGTTTAATTAAGAAAGACATTTCAGAAGCACCTATGTCTGCGTCTTTATGTTTTGCAATATATCTTTGAATTCTATTATCTAATTGTGGGCCAATTATAGTTTTATAAACTTTATCAAATATAGGATCGTCTGCTCTTTTTTTGTTTAAAGCTCTAATTACTCTATCCTTAATTTTTTCAGCTTCTGGACCATCTGGTTGAGCTGGCATTGGAGGAGGATTTACCGGATTTATAGGGGCAGTTCCGGGCTCCTGTTCAAATAGTTTTCTGAACTCAATATATCGCATAATTGTATTTATTTTAGACCCAGATGATAAATATACTTTTAGTATGCAGAAGGCAACTAAAAAATACGCCAGGCGGCGTAAAATCATAAAAGATTCCACAAACTCCGATTTTCCCGACGTTCACCTAGTAGAATTAAACCAACAAGCCCTTAAAAACGGTAAAATTTATAAGATAAAAGTAGACCATCCTCATTGGGATGATGACTATTGTCAGGCTTGGGTTAGACGAATGCATGAAGTAGATAGGTGGAAACCTTTACATTATAGCTATCATAAAGGTTGGAAAACATTTACATTTTATAAAATTTAATTATTTTCCTTGAATAAATTTTCTAATAATATCCATTCCTACCACCATAATTAAAATCATTACATATTCAAATTTAAGATCAAATCCTGTCTTAACAAAATATTCTCTGCCCACAATAGCGGCAAACATAATTGTAAAAATGTATGATAGAAATGCGTATATTATTATTCTAAATATCATTACCCTATGTTAATACATTATCAGAATAAAGTCAACCATATCGTAATGAGAAAGAATAAACAAGACACTCCTAAGATGATTATCAAGAGCGGTATTGTAGCCATAATTTATGCCTCCATTTATGCCTGGTTTTGCCTAGTTGTCTAGTAAAGTGCCTATTAGCCTATTAAATTACAACTGTATTTACACTAGTATTGATAAAAGTTATAATATGTTTTAAGATATATTATACTTTAGATAAAAGCTGTAAAAATTATTTGTATTGTGGATTGTAACCAAATGCTCTGCCAATACGATTATAAAGTCGTGATAGCCAAGCCGGTCTAGGTACTGCCCATGTTACTGCTATTGCAGAAATTAACAAGGCAAGTTCCATTAGTTCATGTAATAAAAATGACATATGTTTCTCCTTTAATGTATTTAGTATACTGCAAATGCGTACTATTCGCAATTAGAAATTCTACCAAAATAGAATTAAGGAGCGTGAGGTGGTAATTTTTTCTCGACCCACCAAATATGTTTTTTGGTAACTGGATCATACTTTCGCATTCTTAATTTCATATTTTTCTTTTCACCCTTACCAGGTTTAAATGCATAATAATAAAATGCGTGATCCTTCATTTTAGAATCTTCAGGAACCATTCTTACTTTAGTATAAGGTCGTTTTGTTTTTGGTTTATCTGCTGGCATTAAAATAATTTTTCTTTACATTGTCCATTGTATAATATACCTAAATAATCCTGTTGCTAACATTGATAATAGTATTGTGTTTAAAACTATTAATGCTCTGTCGTGCCAAGAAAACCCAACGTACAACCAACCTGCAGTACCTAATGCAGAAAATATTACATCATACATCTTTGGTACTTCTTCTACAGATCTACATAGTACCGCGGCACAAATTAATCCTACTGAAATCCATTTTACAAACCAAGTACGGTCGTGCAACGGTGTAACTTTTTTAACAGTTCTTAAACTGTCTTCTAAAGTTTCAATTTGTTCTTCTATTTCGTCAATTCTTTTTAATTGTTCTTTGCTCATAAACTTTAAAATTGCTCTTCTTCAGTTGATCCTTCTAAAGCACTTAACGTACTACTGCCTGTAACTAGTTTTGATACTTCATCAAAGTATCCTGCACCAACTTCTCTTTGATGTTTAACTGCTGTAAATCCTTGTGCCTGCGCCGCAAACTCTTTTTGTTGTAGTTCAACGAAAGCAGTCATGCCTGTTTCTTTATATTTACTAGCTAAATCAAACATACTATGATTCAATGCGTGAAATCCTGCAAGTGTAATAAATTGAAATTTACAACCAATCTCTCCTAATTCGTCTTTAAAGTTTCTTATTTGTTTGTCATTTAGTTTAGCTTTCCAATTAAATGACGGGGAACAATTGTATGCAAACATCTTATTTGGAAATTTTTTACGTACTTCTATACAAAATTCTTTAGCTTCTCCGATGTCTGGGTTACTAGTTTCCATCCATACTAAATCACTATATGGAGCATATGCAAGTCCACGAGCAACTGCTTGATCCATTCCAGCTTTTACTCTAAAGAATCCTTCAGCAGTTCGTTCACCTGTTATAAATTTTTGATCTACTTCGTCGTGATCACTTCTAATTAAAGCACCAGCAAGTGAATCTGTTCTTGCAATTATTACTAATGGAACTTTCATAATGTCCGCGGCAAGTCTAGCCGCTACAAGTTTTTCAATCATTTCGCTAGTAGGTACTAAAACTTTTCCACCCATGTGTCCACATTTTTTTGCTGAAGACAATTGATCTTCTAAGTGTACTCCTGATGCACCTTCTCTAATCATATGTTTGAATACTTCGTGTGTATTCAATACACCACCAAATCCTGATTCAGCATCTGCTACGATAGGTAAAAAATAATCTATGTTCTCTTTACCTTCCATATGTTGAATTTGATCTGCACGAATAAATGTATTATTAATTTTTTTAAGTATGCGAGGAACACTTTCAGTATTATATAATGACTGGTCTGGATACATTTCGTCTGTTGTATTTGCATCTGCCGCCACTTGCCACCCTGACAAATATACAGCATCTAATCCTGCTTTGGCTTGTTGTAGTGCTTGGTTACCTGTAAGAGCACCCAAGGAACTTACGTAAGGTAATTCTTTTAGTTTATACCAAAGGTTTCTTGATCCTCTTTCAGCAAGAGTATATTGAATGTTAGCAGTACCACGTAATTTTTCTACGCTTTTCTGAGAGTAAGGTCTGATAATGCCGTCCCATCTATTAGAATTCCAATCCATTAAAGGGAGAACATTTTTCATTATTGAATCCATTATTGATGTTCTATTGTTGTTATAATACGGTTAACGACTTTGTAAGGATCAGCATTGCCGGCTGGTCTTCGATCTTCTAAATAACCTTTGTAATTATTATTAATTGTTATCATAGGAACTCTAATACTTGCACCTCTATCATACTCTCCATAACTAAATTTGTCAATATGTTGAGTTTCGTGTAATCCTGTTAAGCGTTCATCATTTTTGCTACCATATACTGCAATATGTGATTTGTGTAAAGGTTTCATTTTTTCACAAATGTTAGTAATAACTCCTTTACCACCTTGATCTCTTAATGCAGAATTTGAAAAATTAGTATGCATACCATTACCGTTCCAATCTCCTTTAATAGGTTTAGGTTCGATGTTAATATCTATTCCATATTTTTCTGCTGTTCTATAAAGTATATAACGTGCCATCCAGGCATTATCAGCCGCATTTTTTCCACCTTTACCAAACACTTGATATTCCCATTGTCCTAACATTACTTCTGCGTTTGTTCCGTGTATAGATACACCTGCTGTTATACAATTATCAACGTGCTCAAACATTATTCTTCTTCCTGTTTTACCTATGTTAGATGCACCTACTCCACAATAATAATCTCCTTGTTCTTTAGGTTCACCTTCAATAGGCCACTCTAAAGGAAATTCACCCATCATAAATGTATATTCTTGTTCAAAGCCAAACCAATAATCTTTTTCAGTAGATGAAACAATTTGACTTCTAGAATTAGATTCGTGTGTTGTGTTATCTTTGTTTAGTACTTCACATAATACTAACCAGTCCGATTCAAAAGGACCTTTAAATAATTTTACAGGTTGCAATATGCAATCTGATTCGGAACCTTTTGCTTGTTGTGTGCTAGATCCATCGAAGCCCCATAGAGGAACTTCCTCAATGGATGTTACCATTCTATCTATTACTTTTACTTTTGATCGTAAGGTAGGTTCAGGCTTGTAACCGTCTAGCCAAACGTATTCTAGTTTTGTTTTTTGCATACACTCATTAAGATATATTCCATCTTTTAGGATCTACTTTGTGTAGTCTAGGATTGTAACCTTTAGGCCAATTTAAATTTATATGTAATGTTGAATTATCTTGACATACGATTCTAATTTGATGACCTCTAGGTGTAGAATCTTCCCAAAATCTTTCGTAGTTATTAATATTAATAACTTTGTGTGTTGCTTTTTTATTACGTTTAAGATCTAAAGATTTAAGAAGTTTTTTCACGTAATGTTCTTTTACTTTTTTCTTTGCCATAATTTATTACTCCTGTGTCTTGTTGTTGTGCTATTTTTGCCGCGAATTCTTCTATTTCTTTCTGCTCTCTCTTTTGGCGTCCTACTGTTTGTATGTTTTTAGTAAGAATCTTTAATACCATAATTGAATTGTATTATATTTTTAGTGTAAAGTCAACCGACTATGTAAAGCGTAATACCAATTACTATTACCATAATTATTAACGCTCCTAAAGTAAAATATTTTTGTCTGTTGATTTCTTTTTGAATTTTTGGATTAATCATCTAGTTTTTAATTCTTTTTCATTTAATGATTTCCATTCCATTGAAGTATTAGGGTCTTCCCATTTATATATTTCTTCCAAAGTACGACTACAACCTAAACAATATCCACTATTGAGATCAATACTACAAACTCCTATGCACGGAAATCTGTAGATCTCGTGGCTACTCATACTAAAATTTTGTTCTGTTACACCTTCTTTGATCATATCGTTATTGCTATTATAAACAAAATTGCTAATATAGTCAAGATCCAAGGTGTAAAGTCTATTAATAATTCTTTAAAAAATGTCCACCACCACCACATAAATTAAAACGTCCTCTTCCACATAAATTGATTCTTTTCGCATTCTTTTGCTTTTTTATAATTTTCTTCGAGACTTAATTCACTAGAAAAATCATTGCAAGTAAAATTGAATTTGTATCCAGAGCATGAAGTTAAAAATATTAATGTTAATAACAATATTAATTGTTTACCCATATACTCCACAACAACTTAATTTTTCCATAAAGAAATAATGGTAAATTATTAAGCCAACTATAATTCCTTCCAGCCAAGCCGCCCATGCACACCAAACCGGGTACTTACGAATTAGTTTTATTTTCCAGTTCCTATATTTTTTCCACATTACTTCATACCCTCTTCTAAATATCCTATAATAATTTGTGCTAGGATCCAACCACAATAAATTGATATTAAAATGCCAAACAATATATCCATTAGTCTCTTCTAAACCACGTCATCCATATTAAGAAAACTATTGCAATAACATAATAAATTACAAATAGCCATTCCATTTATTTCTTTTTCAACCAAGTCAATATTTTTTTACGACTTTCTTTTCGCCAAGGTTTAAGATCGAGTATAATATAAAAAAAGATTCCGCCAGCTAAAATAAATGCAATAAATCCAAATAAAACTTTAAAAAATGTTACCATGTAGTTTTTTCCTCTTGTGGTACTAGTATTTCTTCTTGCTCTTCTAATTCTTCTTCTAATTCTTCTTCTTCATCATATAGTTCTTCAACATCTATCATTTCTGTAACTTCTACTTCTACTCGTCCTAATATTACAGAAAGGCTTATGTATTCATAATTTCTATAAACTACAAAGTCTACAGAGTCTCCAGGCATTTTTGACCATAACACTTCTATTACATCAGGTACTACTTTAATAGGAGCATTGTCCATAGAAACTATTATATCACCAGCCATTAATCCAAATCTCATTGCCGCCGAATCTGGCATAACTTCTTTAATTTCTAAAAAATGTTCTATGCCTCTACCAGTTAATTGTACAAATAATTCTTTGTCATCTATTATTCCCATTTGTATTCCTATGCTAGGTTTAGTATGATGACCTACTTGAATAATTTGTTCTGCAACTCTTTTTGCTAATTTCCAAGGAATAGAATAACCATAACCTACATAATAAGCTGTTGGGGAAATTAAAAGAGTATTAACACCTATAACTTCTCCTTGTTCATTAAGTAAGACTCCCCCAGAGTTTCCTGGATTTATTACAGCATCAGTTTGATAGTAATGAACAAAACTGTCCAATGGATTTGGTCTATAGTCATAACTTAATATGCCTTTTGTAAATGACCAAATTAAATTTAAACCGTGCCCTAATGCATAAACATCATCTCCTATCATAGGATTTTTTGTTGCCCAATCAAGATGACTATGTTTTACTTTTTCTTTAACTTCTAATACAGCAATATCAACTGTTTCGTCGTATCCTATAAGCACAACTTCTTTTACTGCAAATGGAAAACTCCATGTGTATATTGTAAAAGTGTCCATGTTTTTAACAACGTGATAGTTTGTTACTATATGAATATCGTTAATAAAGAAACCTGTTCCTAAAGAACTTTTAGGTGGAACAATAATTTCTGGTTTTTCTCCACGTTCGTCAAAAAAATCTTTATAAGGGTCTTTATCGAATGGTCCTTTAGGTGAGTCGTCCGGACCCAGAAATGTCATTGATTCGCCACTTTTTTGACCAGTAACAACTACTATACTATCAAAAGTAGATTCCCATTTCCAGTCTTGTTTTTTATAATCAAACGTACCTGCAGTTGCAGTAGTTACAAATATAAAACTGATTATGAATACTATTCTTGCTAACATTACTTCTCCATTGCCACAACAATAAGTGCGCCAACTACTGCTAGTACTACTAGCGTGAAAAATATTGCTAATACACTCATTATAAGTGTATTTAACCTTAAAAATGTTTCTTAGAGATGTTTAGACTTGTTTTTGTTTTTACATATAAATATGAAAGTGACACAAGAAAGGAATAAAGAATATGAAAAAAATGAGAAAATATACTTTTGTAGATCCAATCCTACCAGAAGGTGAAGATACAAAAGTAATAGAATCTTTAGGCTATAAAAGAGCTGTGAAGTCTTATCAAATGCATTCCAAAGCGCCAGAAGTTAATGTATACTGGACAAGTAAAAAAGGAACTGACTCTTCTAAAACCCAAACACTTCCAATGGGAAAAAGAGACTAGAGTCCCATGGGCCGTCCTAGAGGTATTCAACCGGAAAAACAAGAACAACACTTTAGAACTCATAAAGGGCAAAAAGTTAAGCCTTGCCTCTTCGTAAATTTTGGTGGAAAGAAACGAATGTGTGCCGTAATTGAAGCTACGGGCGAAATGGCACGCGATGAAAATGGTAAACCTTTGCCTTGGCAATCAGTCGGTTCCTAATGTATACTACTAATATTAGATAAATATTGTTTAATTAAGACAAGGAGACAATTATGAATAATATGATTAGTAAAGTTACAGGACTTTGGACTAAAGGAAGTAACGTACAGAAGATAGGAATTGTCGTTGTAGCAGTAGTAGTACTGTGGGTTATATTCTAACCAAAATATCCAAAACTAAAAATATTCACGACATATAGAATTATAATGGGTTATTAGATTAAACTCTAAAGCCCATTATATTAGCACTTTATAAGCTCATACACGTCACTACAAGGGTCTCGTCTATGTTTTAATATGCGTACCAACCCCCACCAAAACGTAGCCTTTTCTTACAATTTCAAAAACACCATTTCATAAATATTTTTACCCCTATGAAGAAATATATTGGAAAGTTTTTCCAAGTCGATTGGAATCAGATAATCAAAAACCTTGACGGTGTAAAACGTCAATACGAGACAACTCCTTCAAATTATCAAGATAAAAAAGAAATTGAAGCGGCATTTAAGAATGTTGCCAATATAATAAATTTTGAAACCTTTCATGATGGTTTTGGTAATGTTAATAAAGAATTTGGTAATTGGTTAAATGTATTACCTGTTATGTGTTGGATTAGCGAAATGAAAACAGGATATTGTGTTCCACCTCATATTGATGATAAAGAAATAAATGAAGTAATAGGTGAAGTACCAAAAGATAATTTTGTTAGATATCATTGTCATATTTCAAATCCTTGTATGGGTAGTACATTAATTGTTGAACAAGATTGTTATCATATGGAAGAACAAGGTGCTGTATATCAATGGGATAAAATAGATGCAGAACATTGTGGATTTAATATTGGAAAACAAATAAAATACATATATCATTTTATAGGACAAGCAGAATAATGATATTACAATTTGATTATTATCCTGTATTAAGATCGGATGATGAAGTTAATTCTTCAATTGCTAGTAATGACTTACGAGATGTTATGGACACATATTGGAACGATGAAGAGTGTTGGTCAACATTAGAATTATCTAAAGAACAAATGGAAAAAGGATCCATAACTAGAACAGCAAATATTAATATAAAAGAACATAACATATTAAAAATAGCAGGAAAACAAATTTGGAAAGATAAGTTTATAAAACAAACTGCAACCATTGAACTTTCTAAAGTATCAGATGATGAATGGAAAATAATTTTTACTAATTTAATAGATGCACCTACAAATGAATTTAATTATTTTAACAATAAGTTTGGAATAGGTTGTGAAAAGTTTCATTTTAAATTAAATGGTGAAGCACTTATTGTTAATCAAGAAATAAAAGCAGAAGAACTTTATAAAGTTACAAATACTTTTAAATGGAAAGGTAATACTCCTTTACTATTTGAAATGGAAGAATATGGCTATGCTGAAGAAAATGTATTTGCTAGATTTATACAATGTGTTAGATGGACAATAAAATGAACAAGTATCATAGATATTTAAATATTAAACAAGTAAACAAACCTAAAATGTTTGAAAAAGATTTAGAAAATGATTTTATAACGTATATGGGTAATGATGTTGCACAACAAGATTTTGTAGATTGGTTAAGCAAATATAATTTAAAAGTTAGTAATGTAGTAGAAGGATTTTTTACAAAAACAAACGGCAGTATTCCAGTTCATAATGATATGACAATTAAACCAGACGTAAATGATGCTTGTAAAATTAATTTTACTTGGGGACCTAGTAATAGTGTTACCCGTTGGTGGAAAGTCAAAGACGAAAGTAAGTTGAAAGAAATTGTACATGATACGACAGAAGTTAATAAAGGATTAGAAGAAGCTGGTGTCGTGCCTGATATAGACTGTTATAAATGTTATAGTGCTAATAACGAAGATTTAGAGCTAGTACATGAAGCAGTTATAGATAAACCTAGCTTAATGAACGTAGGTCAGTTGCACGATACATATAATCCTAATGCTGGTCAAAGTAGATGGACCTTATCATTTACAATATTAAATAAGGATACAGGAGAACATTTAAGTTTTAATAAAGCACTAGAACTTTTTAAGGAGGTAGTTTATGAATAAAACTTTAATACTTACGTGCCCTAAAGAAGATGGAAAAAGATATTTTTCCAAAGCTCAACACGGGTATGAAAACAATTTGAATATTTCATTTAATAACAATGTTGTATTCAAAAATATAAATGATGCAGAAGAAATGTTGCCAATAACAGACAGCAAACAAGTGGAAATGTCAAACGAAATGCCAAGTAAATTGGTATTAGATTATGATATAAAATGGACTAGTAGTTCTGAAAAAGTTATTATTGGATTTGTAATAGATCCAGCTACTAATGTTATTAGTACAACATTTGATAGAAAAAACTTTGTAGGAGGTAGTGAAGATCTAGTAGAAGATTATTATGTTAAATTGCAAATTAATGATCAAGAATCTATGTTAGATAAAGAATTTCACAAAGGAGATTTTAAAAAAGTATTATTATCTCACCCTGCAATTGTTCAACAACCAATTATAATAAAATTGGAATCTAAACACGCATTTAAAAACGATAATAATATAACATATGATCAAATAGAGTTAAGAATAGAATAGAGTGAAACATTTAAAAGGATTAATACCGGGTACCCAACAACTGACTAATGTAGCCAAACCGCATTGGCAGTATGGCTATATTAAAGATAATAAAAAGATTATTGATCCTTTACTACACTATGGTTGTTTTTTATTAGGGTTTAATAGACCAGACATATTAGATTACGTACACAATAATATGAAAGCTAAACCTGAAATAGCAGAAAGTATTGTAAGAAACGAAAATTTATATTTGAATGATTCCAGTTATATGTTAGCGGATCAACTGTTTCAAATGTGTGGATATAAAAGTATATTTGCATTAAGTGGCAGTGACGCTAACGAAGGAGCAATTAAATTAGCTTCAGCATATCAAAAAATTGTAGGACAAAACAAACGCACAAAGATTGTGTGCTTTGAAAACAGTTACCACGGTAGTACATTTTTAAATTACAACCTGGGAGACGGTTTGTTTGGTGATCCTTTTTATACGCTTAAACCGTATGACCAAGTCATCAGATTAAAAAAGGACTTCGATATCTCCAGCATCGATTGGAGCGAAGTGATGTGTATCATTGTAGAAACTTGTTCTTATAGTCAGACGTTGCAACCCAACTCTGAACAATTTTGGAGCAAGTTAACTCAACTTCAAAAACAAGGAGTTGTGTTAATACTTGATGACATCTTTATAGGGGGAGGCAAGACAGGCAGTTTTGTCGGATGGTATAAATTGCCTGTCAAGCCCGATATATTCACGATGGGCAAAGCCATATCAGCAGGCTTTTTTCCGTTGAGTGCTACTTTGTATGGCCCACGAATAGATGAAGTGTTGCCTGATAATTTTGATTGGGAACATGGATTTACATACAATTTTAGCCAAGCAGGCATCCTCAGTACCCTAAAATATATAGACTTGTTGCACGAAGAAATGCCATTTGAATTACATTACACATTGAAAGAACGGGCAACATTTATTTTTAAAGAAGCTGGATATGACATTGTAGGACACTTTGGATTAATCTTTGATGTTAAACGAGGAGATAATAGACAGTTTTTTATTATCCCTATTAGTGCTACAGATGAATACTTTGATGTTTTAAAGGAACAAATAAAATGAAAATAGTAGATAACTTTCTTAGCGAAGAAGTTTATAAAAACTTTGTAGATGCATTACAAAATGAAAAGTCTCCTATGGAAATTCCTCATGACGAAAGCGATCATAAAGGATTAGACAATGTTAAGTTATATCGTGTAGAAGGCATAGCAAAAACTATGTTTATGAATGAACTAGAAGAACAAGAGTACTGTAAAATAGATTGGGACAAAGCAGACTTTGACGTAAGATATCATGTAACAAGAGCGCCTTATTATTCAAATTTTCATTGTGATCGTTTATCAGATTGGAAAACAGATGCCGTAGACTATTGTGGCATAACGTTTTTTATGAACGCAGAATGGGATCCAAATGATGGCGGATTCTTTATGTGGAAAAATCGTTGGACTAGTACTACAGGAGAGTTTGTAGAACCTATAGCAAATAGATTAGTATTAAATCCACAAGACTTTCCTCACGCAATAACACAAATTACAAGTAAAGATGTAGTGCGACACAGCATACAAATTTTTATAAACAAAGGATATGTTATATGATCTACACAGAATATGATCCATTAGAATCTGTAATCGTAGGAGACACGTATGCTCCTGGCGACGTGGATCATTTGTTGACTAAAGGCAACATTAATCAATTTAATCATATCCTAGAAGAAACTAAACAGGATTTAGATGCGTTAGCAGACTTCCTAACAAAAGGAGGTATTGAAGTAACTCGTCCTACAGTATACAACTATGATGCCATAAAAATGCCACAGTTTAAAGTCGATGTACCAATTGCACCAATCGTACCAAGAGATCAGTATATGGTTATGGGTAATACTATTGTCCAAGCCTATACAAGTTATACAGACAGATACTTTGATGCTATTAGCTATTATAAAATATTTGAAAAATTATTCCGTGAAGGACACCGTTGGGTAAGTCAACCTGCCCCTATGCTTATAGATTTAAACACTACAGACGAATGGTTTATGAATGATAAAACGTATGTAGAAAAATTATCTGATAGAGTGTTGTGGCATATGGCTACAATGTTTAAGGCGGGCGATGCATTTATTATTAATACACGAGGTCCTGGAAGTCAAACTGGATTAGAGTGGTGTAAACGTGAACTGCCTGAATATAGATTTATTACTAACGAAGGCACACGGGTTAAAGAATTTGGACATATTGACCATGGCTTTATTATGGTAGATGATGAAACAGTTATTCATGCTGGTATGGATTGGTTGCCTAAGTGTTTGCATAACAAAAAGTTATTAGATGTAAGTGATTGTTTGCCCCCATTAAATATGAATAGATATATTCAAGACTATGCTAAAGCACGAGATAAAATGGATGTTGCTTGGTTAGACAAGTATTTAGAGAATTGGAGAGGGTATAATCAAGAAGTTTGCTTTGATCTCAACGTATTAATATTAGATAGAAACAATATTGTGTTTGCAAGACACATACCTAAACTATTTGAAAAACTAAAATCCTTACACATTGATTGCCACGTAGTGGAGCAACGCCATTATTTGTATTGGGATGGTGGAATACATTGTAGTACATTAGACGTTAAACGTAGAGGCGTCAAAAGAAAAATCATATAAAATCTGTTTACCGAATGCTACCGCGTCGCTTCGCGACTGCTTACTTTCTGGCGGATGACCGCTTCGCGGCTTATTCGCCACCTTGATCCCTCTCGAACAATATAACCTACGCAATTAGATGATCCACACTTACAAGGGTATTGTTTGTAGTCTGTTTTATCAAAACTAAACCCATAATCATAAGTTAACTCTTCATCTTTTTTAATATTCTTTATAGCAAAAATCCATAATTGTCTGTTATAATCAAAAACTTCACAGTTAGGATTGCAGGAATGATTTATTAATCGAGCAGTATTAAATTTAAAATCACCATCAAGATCGTACTGTTCGTTTAAATTAAACAAGTAAATCTCTTTATCGTTATCATACTTTGGATCTGTTTCTGCTTTAGTGTGACTAATTTTCTTTCCTTTATACTGGATAATTCTTTGACCTTTTTTAATATTAGTAGAGGCAGACAAGCCATGTCTATGTATGTTGGATCTTTTGTTTTTATATAATTTCATTATTACTCTTTGTCTAGATTAGATAAAAACTCTCGCAATTTAGTAGAATCGCCTTCTGTTTTAGCTTGTGGTATTCTAGTACCTTTGCTAGGGTCAACGGCTGTTGTTTGTGGTTGTTCAGGTGATGTTTTCTTTAATGTATTGTATACTTGACTTACTCGTTTATCATATTTTTGTGCGTCTTCATCTTCAAGTAAATCTCTAATTCTTAATGAATCTATGTCAAATTCTAAATCAATTTTACTACCTATACCACTTGATGATCTAGTTTTCATTAATTGTATTTGATATCTTCCACGTTCTCTCATTGCTCTACTAGTGAATATACCAAATACATTATCAGCAGTTTGTATTTTACTAATACCGCCTGCTATATGTGAGTGATCAAATTCTATTTCTTCAACTGAACCTCTGTTCAATTGTGATGCAGTTACAAATATAATTCCTAATTCCATTGATAAATTTCTTAATTCTTCTGATACAAACTTATCTTTAACAAATAAATCACTTGGAGATACTTTTTTAGATATTGGCATCATCAAATCAAGATAATCAACTAACAATACATCAACTTTACTTTGTGTTTTAATTTCATATTCTTTAATAAATGATCTTAAATCATTTGCATTTTTGCCACTTGGCATATACTTAATTTGGAATTTACCAGATTTCTTACCAAGTATTCTTACTTTCATTTCAACACCATCTAATTCTTTAAAAATTTTCTTTGTAGGAATGTCAGTAAGCATACTATCTATTCTCATTGATATTAATTCTTCACTTAATTCAAAGCTAACATATAAAATATTCAATCCTGCTAACGTCCAGTTACAACCTAAATTTGTAAGGAATAAAGATTTACCTGCACCAGATCCTCCTGCAAATATATTAAGTTCACCTTTATTAAATCCACCAAATAGTTTTCTATCTAATGTTGACCAGCCTGTGCTAACTTGACCTGCTTGATCTTTTAATTTCATTAATCTTTCTTTTGGATCTTTAAAATAGTCTGTACCTAAATCTTTGTGTAGTCCTATTTGTACTGCATTTTTAACCAAGTCTTCAACTGGACCATAGTCACCTTTTTCTAACATATCTGCAGATTTTAATATAGCTCTTTCAAGACTTTTATGTCTAACAAATGTTTCAAAGTCACCTAGTAACCAATCATAATGGGATTCGTGAAGACCTTCAGGTACTTTTAAATCTGTTTTACAATTTGCATTAATCATATCTGTTGTTGGTAATGCATTATGTTCAGCAACATATTTGTCAAGATAATCTGCCGCACCTTGTAATTTTCTATCAAATAAATTGTAATTAAATATAGATTGACATCTAATAAATGCTTCTGCATTTCCTAGCATCATTTCTAGATAAACTTTTTGAATATCGTATCCGTATTCTTTATTTTGTCTTGATTTTTCCATTTTCCTTATTGTACCATACATCGGGATCAAAGTCAAGGTGTTTTGGATACTTTGTTAAAACAGAACCAATACAAGAACCTGGATCGCCTGGATTTGGTGGAATCCATATGTCATCCCATATATGTTGTAATTTACTAATAGCAGTTTTGTTTAATGCACAACCACCTACAAAAACTACATTATCAGCTTTAATATTTGTTTGGCACCAACCACTAATACTAACTAAAGTCAATTCAAAAATATGTTGAGTAGTTGCGGCTATGTTGGCTAAATCTTCTTCTGAATTTAATTCAGGTCTCCACCAATTAGCTCCTCGATGTAAGTTTTCTCTTAATTTAAAAGGCATTCTAGTATGAACTAATTCTTCCATAAACTTTCTGTAATGAACTCTCCAGTTGCCTTTTTTAGCAAGTTCTTCTGTTTTATATTCTTCTGCGTTTGGTTTAAATCCTAATCGTTGTGTCATTGCACTATAAAATAATCCAACACTATGCGGATATCTTTGTGAGTATACTTGTTTTAAATGATTTCTTTTACCGTGCCATATAGTAAATGTTTGAAATTCTCCTATGCTATCTAATACAACTATTGCGGCATTTCTTTCAAAGAAAGGTGCTGTAAAATATCCATATGCCGCATGGCTATGATGATGTTTTGCATATTCGATTGGAACTTTATGTATACCTGCTTTAGCTAGATATTTTTTAATATTATTTTCTTGAAACAGAGATCCTTGTCCTGCGTATAATTGTCGTAAACTTTTTAGAAAAGGTTTTTCATACCAAATAATTTTTGCCGGGAATGCCCATCTAGGATTTGATCTAACATAGGCTAACATTTTCTCATTTAAACTTGGATCACCTGGGATATTGCTAAAATCTCTAGATAGTCCGGCCCAAAGAAGTTTTAGCTTATAATGATCTGTTAAACCGTTAGGTCCCCACTTCATCACGGCTAAACTTGCATCGTGACTATTACCTGTTATTCCCCATATTATCATTTTATTTGTATATAAATGGATCTCTTTTCTGTAGTTCTTTAACTTTCTTCTTGTACTTTCTGTGTTCTAGAAATTTAGTTATAGGAGAAAATAAGAACGAAAAGAATTTTTTTATATAAACCATTTTTTCATCCTTAATTTAATTTTCAATTGTGATTCCTGTGCGTTTTTTATAATTGCATACAAAGTATGTAGTCGACCGTATTTACCAACTGCGTCAGAAATGTCTTTAATATCATGATCCCAATCAGGCATACTTACACTCCATCCCAAATTTATAGCATCATGAACTAACTTTTGTCCAGCATCATCTCTGTCAGGTACTACTATGACGTGCTTACCTAAACTGTTTAATAAAATTCCTTGTTGATCTTTAACTTCACTTCCTAACAATGCTACACTATCTATAGTAATAGCATCTATAGGTCCTTCTACTGCAATTACAAATTTTCTATCATCATCTTGGGCATCTATGTTAAAAACATACCCTGGTTGTTGTTCAGATAGATATTTTACTTTATTTGAATCAGTAACTCTTCTAGCAGTATAGCCTACTATACGAGATTGATAATAGAAAGGAATAATTAATCTATCTCTATAACCACTACCTTTAGCCCAATGAAACTCATAATCATCTAACTTTAGACTTCTTTTGTCTACATATTCTAAAACTTGATAAAAGTATTTGTCTTGTTCTTCCCATTCATGTAAAGGTTTTGCACCTTCAGGAAGCTCTTTATTTTTAAATTTTGGTAATTGTGTTATTGCTTGATACCCTACTGTATCTGTTTTGATTTGCAGAACTGCTAATGCTAATTTAGTGATTTGTTCATCTGGCATATTAAGCCATCTCATGAACCTTTTCATTTTAAATGATAAATTTCTACCAACCCTCCAACTTGCTTTAAAACCACAATTGAAACAATGGAAACTCACACCCTCATCAACACTGCCAATTAAGCCTCCTCGTTGTCTAGTATCAGCAGATGTTCCCATATGCTGACAACAAGGTGCATTAAAAGATAGCCATCCGCTAGGTGTTTGTTTTCTTTTTTGGGGTAAGTGAATTAATAATGCATCATATACGATATTCATGCATACATTATAAAACTATTTTATGGAAATGTCAATTAATTTCGAACTAATATTTTGTCTATTGTGCCCGCAGTTATTTGATGTCTAAATCTTAAATGACTAAAAACGCCATTAAAATTTACATATTTGAGAGTGTCTGTAGCAAGTAAATTGGTTACTTCTATATCTGTCCAATTTGTACCAGTAGTTACTTGATTGTCTAAAGTACCTTGAACTGTTAATGTACCTTCAGCATCTGTAGAATAGTATGCTACTGTATGAAGAGCTGAATTTCCGTTTATTGCCGGATCGGCTGTAAGGGCAGATGAATTATATATTAAATTGTTATCTCCGTCCTGAATAAATGTTTTAACTTCGTGTGATACTTTAGGTCCTGGAAATTCACTAGTACTTAGAAATACTGTTCCTTGACTTCCGAAGTGTGAATTAGGATAAGTTAAAACGTTTTTAGTAGTACTTGTATTATACAAATAAACACTATAACTCATATATTGTTGCTTAAGATTTAGTAAATCGTTTTCAGATAATGTTACAGTAAATTGCCCTACTTTGCTTGGTGTAGATGTTTCTATAATAGTTCCATCCTTTTCTACAACTAAAGTATCGTCTTCATTCCACATTTTAAACTTAGGTGTGTATGTATTAAGGATACTAACAGCTTTTTCATCAGCATTTTTAACTTCAAATTGAAGAACATTGTCTATATTTCTGTAAACGTTTATATTTCTTTGATACACGGATCTATACCTCGTAATGTGCCCTGCCAAATTCGCAGTAAGCACTATTCTATTATTTAATAAATATCTTCGTATAAGTTGCATAACACACCATCAATATAACGTATTTATTAGATATAACAATGCTAAAAGAAGACATAGAGAAAGATTTCCCCTTCATAAGTGTAGTAGAGTATGGCGGTAAGGAATATGTTGGTGTAATTAACAATCAAGACCACGCAATCACTAGTATGTACATCTATCAGGACTTAAAGGGCGATAGTCAGAAAGCTGATTTTGTAGCCTTGTGTAAAACTTGGTGGTGGGAGTCTAATAGAATGATTCCTATTGGTATATTTTTAAGAAAAGAAATGCAAAATTATAGGGAAATTTTAATGATAATGAATACTAAAGATGTTACAGTAAAAATGGGCCACGTCACAAATTTAAACAATCTTGCTGTAAAAAGAACAAAAAGAAGATCAGTTCAACTAGTCAGAAAACCTAAAGAAGTAATCAAAAAAATCAATCAGTGATCTTTCTTATCATGTTTTGAACTAGGAAGTTCATATGGAAAATCAAAATAAGGAAATATAGTTGTGTGTTCTTCAGGTCCAGTCTCCTTTGCCCATTTAATTTTATTCCAACCTCGTTCGTGTAGGTAATATAAAAACATTTTAGTTATAACTTCTATACCTGCAATAGCACCTGCTAAAGTTATCGCACCTGTAATAAGCCAACTTATTAAAAATGTATCTGTAGTTGCCAAAATTCTCCATGTAAGAGTTTTAACTAGACTTCTTTTTCTATGGCTTTTGGTCATTATTTCCTTTTAATTGTTCGCATATAAGATTCATATGCACTACTACTGCCATTGCATATGAAGTTGCGTGAGATTTTTTAAAAAAGTAACTTCCGTCTGTAGGTTTTTTCCATACTTGTTCATCTATTTCATCCCAATTTTGTTTAATCAAATGTCTTTTTGCTGGTCGTATAATTGCTAAAACTGCCGCTAATTGTTCTATGTTTGTAGGTTTAAGTTTTTGTAATATTTCCACGTGTCCATTAATATGAAAAATTTGATCTACAAATTCTTTTGCTTCTAATAATTCCCATAATGGTTCAGTGTTTATTAATTTATTAAGATGTTTTTCATCTTTAATATCTTTATAAATGCTAACGTTCAAACAATCTATTTTAAAATATCCTCTTTGTTCTGCTTTATCATAATCAAGTGTACATAAATTGTTTACTGGATCGTGTGGTACTTCTGTAAAGTATACGCCAGTATTATGTTTCTTACCAGAATCTAATTTAGCAATTCTGTGTTTAACTTTATCTAATAAAATAGATCTATCTGCAAAGTCTATATCTATATCTGGCATTTAACAACAATATTTCTTTGATTAGGGTTTAATACAATTTTAGGATCCTTTGGATATAACATTGAACAACCACATTTACTTTCGTCAGTTATTTGAATAGATATATCCCGTCCATCCCATCTTCTTGAAAGATTCATATATAGTAAATCTGATATATCTTCAACAGTTTTACCTTCTACAGTTATTTGTTCTGTCTCAAATAAATTAATAATGTGTTTTTGTACGTCAAGAAAATCCACATCTTTATTTTTAAACGTTTCTATTTTTACTTCTATTTCTTTCATTCTTTATTTCCTAATCCTTTAAACCAGTTACGTTTTTCTTTCTTCTTAGGTTTTTTCTTCTTTTTAATAAGTGTCTTTGTTTCTTTCCATAAATTTTCATCAGTATAATATTCCCTTATACGATACTTTCCTTTAATGTATGATTTAGTAGTATTTGTCATTATAAGTTTGCCTCCTTGGTTATGCCTTTTACTATTTCAACATCTGCAGGTACTCTTTGAAATCTTACTGCCCAATGTTTAGGATCTATCATACGACTTATAATTTGTAATTGTTCATCATTAAATTTATTCAACATTTCCTTACCTGTTTTAGAATTTAATACTAGCCATGGAGAAATTTTACCATCTCTAATATCTTGTGTAGCTCTATTCAAACTTGCATACTTAAAATAATCATGCCATGGTGCTTCTTTTTCTTCTCCCCAATCCATCATAGATTTAATAGAACGTTCTACTGCTGTCTCCATTGTTTCTTTTAAAATTAAATTTATAGAATATTTTTCATATAATTCTTCTCTACACCAATGATCTAATTTTACTCCACTAGTAACAACATAATCAATATATTTTTGTGGATATAAAGGTTTAACATTACTCAAAAAACTTCCAAACTTAACAAATGCTGTATAATAAGGACTCTTACAAAATTCTTCATATGTTTTTTCTTTTTCCATTTTTTGACACAATTGGTAAAATCTAATAAAAGTTTGATATCCTAATTGAACTCTTCTTTCATCTTTTTGTAAAAATCTTCTTTTTTGTTCACACATATGAACAGCAAGAGTTTTTTCTCTAGTAAATTTTGCGGTACAATGCTTACAAGAATATAACTTTTCTATCATAATACTTTTTTAATTTCTTCTTTTGACATACCAAAATCTTGTGCTAATGTCTTTAACACACTAACAGAATTTATTGTTGCCAATAATTGTATTTCATCTTCTTTTTTAGTAGGATATAAATTTTTTAAAAACTTAACTGCTTTTGTTTTACTTCCATATTCTTTATGTTTATATCCTATCCATGGATGAAACGTAATTTTTTTTCTATCACTTGCAGTCATACAAAGCAAATACCATAATAATTTTTTATGTTTAGATAAAGTAAAAAAGTTTTTATTATAATATTCATTTGTTTTTAAAATAGTTAATTCTTTATCTTCTTTTTTACCTACTACTGAACTTGCATATCTATTCAATATATAAAAGCCTATTTGCTTTTGTTCGTCAGCTGAAAACTCATCCCAAATGTTTTTAGCTTTCATATCTATAGCCGCAAGAATATCCTTTAACGGTAATCTATTCTTCTGAATGACCATATAACTCCAATAACATTATATACTTTTCCCACGCCTTTTGCAATCCTTTATGTTTCCAACATAGCTTAACTGCATCTGGTGTAATGTAACGATGACGTCTTTTGAACTCATCTTCTACGTGTGCTTTCTCACTTTTAGATACCATTTGTCTTTCGGCAGTATAATTTCCTACTTCTCGTTGATATACAGTTTCTCCACCATCTGGCGATTCGTAAATATATTTTATTCCTAGTTTTTTAGCTACTACTTCTTTTTTTGTAATTTCTCTAGCTTTTTTCATAATGTAATCCAAATAATGTTGCGTGTCTGGGATCATGAAACGTAATTTTAATATGACCTCCGTCCATTGTTTGTATTTCTTTTAAAGATAATTTTTTTTCTTTAATTAAATCTAAAAGTTGTGGTAAGTATTCTTGCGTTAACCAAACGTCTATTGGTTTCCCACTTTTTCCTGTTGGTATTTTTAACACAGGTGCTTTAATTATAAATCCATTTTTAAGAGTTCTTTTTATTCTTTTTAGGTTTTCTCTTTTTCTTTTTGACATTTTTTTTGTTGTTCCAGTTAATAGCATCGTATCCTTTCCTATATGCATCATCAGATGGACGACTTTGACCGTCCCACGCTTTACCTTTTTCGTATTGAACATCCATGTTCATACCTTTACCTTGAGGTTCTTGTTTACTATGTCTACCCATTATAATAACAATCCATATTCAATAGTTTCACATTGTCTTGATATATCTTTAACAAAAAATGCACACAGAGGTTCTTTACCTGTTGTGATTGGTGTAGATATTAATTGATTATTTTTTACTTTAGGAAAATACCATTTAATATCATTATAGAAATTTAACACTTTAACTTCCATAAATTCTGCTTTAAATCCATTTAAAGGATTAAACAAGAATGCTTGAAAACCTCTATCTGTAATACTAGTTAAAGGAACAACTTCTACAGAAGTACTATCTTCTTTATCGCCTACACCTATACTCCAATCTAAAGGCATTATTAATTCATTCCCACCTATATCTAAAACAATAGCCGGACTACTAAAACTTTCTATATAAATTAAAGGAATAAAAAAGAAATCGGGTTCCTTAGGATTGCTATTATCTAAAACCGAAAAACACATATCATCTGATACGTGTTCTGGTAATTTATTCAGTAAAAAAGTTTCGTTTTCTAATGTTAATATTCTCATTTCTTTCTTTCTGTGCTAATTCCATTGTACTTTTTCTACAGTAAATGGATAGTTAGCCTCTTTATAAAATTTCTTTCTTCGTGTAAGATGCCTTTTAGCAAACTTACAAGTAGATGTTATGTCCCATATTTGAACAAAGTCTTTATCTTTTGCCTTTCTTATGCCACGACCTATTGACTGTATTACCCTTATAAATGATTTACCTGCCTCTATTAATACTAAATTAAATATTCTAGGGATATTAATTCCAATAGATGCAACACCATATGTTGCAATTATTATTTTATTATTTGCACTAGAAATTTGATCATATTGTTCTTTTCTATCTTGCAATTTTGTTTCGCCTTTAATAAAAACACTATTAGGAATTATTTGTTCTAATTTTTCTCCTGCCTTTAATCTATCTACTAATATAAGTGTGTTGCCTGTTTCCTTTATTTTGCCTATTAATTTTGCTATGTATTCTAATCTATCTTGAGTTGTAACCAAATAACTTAATTCTTCTTGGTATGTTCTATGTACTAATGTGTCAACTAATTGTACTACATTAACGTGACATTTAGATAATATACCTTTATCTTGTAATTCTTTTGCAGATATTTGATTAATAACAGGACCTATAGCAACTAATAAACTTTGAAATTCAAATTGTTCTTTTGGGATTGTTCCTGTTAATCCCCATCTTATTGGAGAATTTTTTAAATGATGTGTTAGTAATTTTTTTAAAACATCTGCTTTTGCTTGGTGCACTTCATCTATTATTAATGTTTGTACACCACTTAAAAATTCAGTTAAGGATAATGTTGATTGTCCAGCTTTTGATTTTTTATCTAAAACATTTAAAGATTGCCACGTACAAATTGTGTGTGTTTTTCCAAGTTCTTTTCTATCACCAAAGTATACTCCTACGTCTAGACCTACATTAATATAATCTTCTTCTGTTTGTGTAACTAAACTTTTATTGGGTACTATTACAACAGTTCGTCCTAGTCTTTCACATAAACTAGATAAACAAGCAGTAACAATTGTTTTCCCTGCACCAGTGGCAACTTCTTGTAATGATTGTGGTTGCTTTATAAAATTATTAACAACATCTACTTGATAATCACGAAGTACAATTTCTTGTCCTTCACAAATGTGACCTTTGGGCCATGTTTTATTTCCAAAATAATTTTTGTCAATAGGCTGAAATTTTAAATCATATTTCTTTCTTTTATCTTCTATTGAGCCAACTTCAACACCTTGTTTATTAAGTAATTCTAAAATTTTATCTAAATGATTAACAAAACCGCTACCACCTAAACCAAAGAAACCAATCTTACCATCCCATCTTCCTAATTTATATTGAGGCAAGTATCTTGCGTATGGAACTTCCCATTTTAAACTATTTGCTATTTTTCTTCGTACATCAACAGGTAGCCCTTCAATTTTTACATTGACTTCATCATTAATTACTATCTTACAACTCATATATTTTCCATAACAAAATATGGATTCCAAGGACTATGTTCTTCAGTAGCATATTGAACAACCAAGTCGAACTCCTCTTCAAAAGAATTTACTTTACTGTAATTCCTTGTAGTATCAAGACATAATACGCCTTCAGGCTTCCAATTAAATCTTAATAAGGGTTTTGGAATCTTCTTATTATTAATGTACACTATTTTTGTATTATTTGCAAGACTATTATTAAGTCCATTTTCTCGAACATATTCGTTAAACTTGATACCAGATTCCATGTTTTCTAATCTAAACAATACCGAAATGTCTTTATTGTCCACATAGTCTTTTAAAATTTTATGTGATGCTTCTAAAGATTCAGCAGGATCTTTTTTTGGAAATACTGGTAAAACTACCAATAAAGGAATTCTTTTTAAATCAAACATTGTTTTTATTACTTGTTTTAATTCCCATTTTTTCTTTTCAACAATAACTACAGACGCTTTACGTTGAACAAGTTTTTTAGTAAACTCATCTTGATCGGCTAACGATTGTTCTAAATGTAGTCCACTAAAATATTTTAATCCTAAATATTCTCTTCTATCTTTAAATAAAAATAAGTTACTAGGACTAGGTTGCCCAAACTTATTTACATAGTGTTCAGCTATTTTTGGTAAACAATTTTTGATTTTGAAATCATAAATTCCTGGTAGAAATTCTTGTTTATTATCATAAAAGTATTCACATCTTTCATGAACTTCCAATAATGTTGGATCAATATCTTTTATTTTGCCTTTAAATTTCTCTACTACTTTATGAACTAAACGTTCATTATACGGAAGAACATATTTGTTTTTGTCTTTTTGTTTATGAGTTCTATAAAAAGGAAAACATTTTTTAACTTCTCCCATAAGTTTACTATATGTAACATTAAAAGGAAACCTTATTACAAGGACTCTATGATTTGGTTCATATGCATAATAACTAAAAGGATCGTAAACAAATTCTTTATAATTTCCAATTTTAATATAAGAACTTCTGTCTATTTGTCTTAATGTTTTACGTAATATAGTTGATGATGCATGAATATCAATGTCTCTATTTTTAAATTGAGTAGAATAACTAGTTTTTAAGATTCTTTTTACAGTTGCATACTGTCTATCAGTTAAAGCAGTACCTCTATAAACTTTTTTGGCAATGTCAGTTAATATTTTTTTGTCTTTATCTAATACAATAAATGGCGGATTAACTGGTTTGTCACTCAAACCTATCATCATTTCCAAACAAGATTCGATTGAGATTTGTTGCATACCTTTATTATACTTTGGTATTATCAAAAAGTCAATCTAGAAAATGGTAATCCTTCTGCTATTTCTTCTGTAGTCCACTCCGTATATGCATAATCTTGGAGCCATTGTTGCCTGTCGGGCATTTTTGGGTCTTCTATGTGGGAGAAATCAGTATTTCCTACGTCATATGCAAGACTGTCTTTACCTACAAATGCTGGTATTCCTTTAAGAACTGCTGTAATACCTGGGTTACTACTTTCACTAACTACCGCCCAGCAATTTGTTAAATCAAAGTCAAAGTCATCATAACTGTTTTCTACTTGTTTAGGAATTTGCATTCCTACTTGACTTTCGTGTGTTAGATTTAATCGAACAGGACATCTAGGATGAGTTCTTATTATTATTTTTCTTTTTGAATATTTTCTAATTTTATCAATAGTTTCATGCAAATATTCATTTAATGGTGGCATATCTTTCCATTGTTCACTTTTATCATGTTGAGAACATATTAATATATGTTCACCATCAGTCCTCCAAGGACTACATTTTAAATTAAATTTATTTGCTCTGTCAGGACCATTATATTCTGCACCCATTGGACCAAAGTCAGCTCTTCGATTTATTCCATCAACACCAACTTTCCAAGTAATATTTCTTTTAATACTTCCTACTTCTATTACTAATACTTTTTTATTTTGTTGATGGTATTCCCACCATATTCTTTTATTAGGCAACATCCTTCCGTGCCACAGTAATGACCATATAACAGCCACATCTGCATCTAAAGAGTTTTCAACTATTTCATGTCCTAATTTTAATAAACCTTGTTTAACTGCATTAAAAACTGGAACACTATTTAAAGAACCAAAATTTGTAAACACACTAAACTTCATATATTTTTCCAATACTCTTCGTTACGACCTATCATTAAATCTGTTTTTAAGCTAGTTCCTTTTTGTTTTCGAGAATCTCCTTTTAAATGATCAAGCCAGGTACCTAGTACGCAATTGATGAAAGGATGCCCGCCTCCGCCCGTCTTTGCAGTCTTATTGTATATGTTTTCGCTATAATCTAGTACATCTGCATCTTGTAGTCTTGCACTTTTTAATAGCTGTCCAAATACATATGAGTCATGCCATTCGGATAATAAAAATATACCATTTTCGGCATCTTCATATACACGTTCAAAATCTTTTAAAAATTTTTTGCAGGAAGGATGTTTTAAATTCATTCCATAAAATCCGCACTCGGGCCATGTTTGTGAACCTCTTCCTCTACCAACAAATGTTAACCATCTTGTATCAGGAAATAATTTTGTAAAGTCATGGACGGGCCAAGGACTATGTACAACAACATCAGCATCTATCCATATTAACCAATCTACACTTTCGTCTTCTGCACCATATAATACAGAATAAACTTTATTTGCAAATCTTATTGCGTCCCATTTAAATTTTTTATGATGGTCACGTGGACGCTTTTCAGGAAATGGACATATACCATTTGCTTTAGGAACGTCTTTCCATTTATTTTTAAAAGCTGTTAGTTTAGTAATAACTTCACTATTATGAATTGTAGTTCTTTCATCTCCTTGTGGATTACAATTTTCTGCAAATATATCTAGTCGTATACTTTTATCTACATTTTTATTAAAAGAATCTATAAATCTTTGTCCATACAAATCCATTCCTTTTTTATTAAAGGTAGTTACTACTTTGTAATTTTTCATTTAACCCACTTCCTTAAATGTTTCCAAGCAGTACCATCTTTTAATTCAGCCAATGTCCAATGTACTTGTGCCATTTGTCGAACCCATAATTCTCTATCAAACTCTCTAGGTTTTTCTATTTCTGCAAATGAATGATGTGTTACAGGAGCCGATTGAGCTCGTACAGGATCAGTTATATAGGTAGGTATTCCTTCAATTACACTAGACACTGTTGGACTTGAGTTATGTCCTACAACTGCAAATGCTCCAGCATATTCATCTCTAATATCTTTTGACCAACTAACTTCTACTCCTTGAAATTGTACGTTTCGTGCTTTTATCCATTCTCTAATCATTGCTTGATGTCTTGCAGTATTTTTGTCACCAGGATGAAATCTAATTTTAACACGTCTATCAGAATACATTCTAATTTTAGTCATGACGTCTTTTAACCAATTCATAACAGGCATACCTTCCATACTCCACCCACCATCTCTTTGGCAACAAATTAATATAAAGCCATCTCTACTTGTAGTTCTCCAAGGCTTAAGGTCTACATTAAGACTCTTTTTAATAATTTCCCATCTATTAGGATCAGGATCTTTGTTACAATATTCTGCTGTATTAGGAAATATTCCATCAAAGCCATATCTTAAATATGTTTTTTCTTGTTTAGGATCAGCCCATAAAAATAAACTACTATCAACGATTAAACATCTATTTCCTTTTTTAATTTGATTTTCATAAACGTTTTTTCTTAAAAGTAAATGACGTGTTTGTTTTGAATCCTTATGTACAAAACCTTGAATAACAGATACATCTGCGTCTATGATTGACCAACCATTAGAAACTAAACCCTGATCTCCACTTGCATTAACACCTTCTATAAAATTTTTTATAATTAAAGGCTTTTGTGGACTTTTGTTTCCTGGCGGAATAACTTTCATATATGCAACTACTCTTTTCATTATTGTAAATCCATTTCTTGTAACATTTTTAATGCATTGCCATTTGATAATTCACCCGAAGTGTACTGACAGTATGCTAACCATTTTTGCCATCTCCAAATTTGTTCCTCATCTGGATACCAAGGGTTTTCTATTTTTGTTAAATCATGATTGCTAACTGGATCAGCGGCAGTAGGTGCACCTGTAAATGCTGGAACTCCAGCAATTATTCCTTCTATTGCTCCTATAGATTGATAAGTGACTAAAGCAAAAATGTTGTCATTTTTTATTTGAGAAAATATATGACCTGAACCAACTCTTTTACGTCTTTCTACTTTATCTCTAACAATAATTTTTCTATCAGTATGTTTTTGTAATGTTGCAATAGTATCTTGTACCCACTTGTCTCGATCTACATTATAAAATCTACAAGGTTTGGGACTAGGTGTTACAAGTAATATTGCTTCACCATCTGTTCTCCAACCTTTCCATTTAAGTTCTGGATGAGAAGATTGTAAAGAAAATAGTCTATTAGGTGGAACATCTACTATTTTTTGATGTTGTACATTATTACGAATTACTCTATGCCATTCTTTTCTTTTTTGATTATTACCTATGTATCCTGTATCAACGTAATAAAAACTTCTACCAGTCCTCCAACATTCATTAATAATTTTATGATTAGTCATTCCCCTGATAGATATAGAATTAACCAAAGGTGTTGTTTTAATATTATCCCAATGATCATATTCACTAGGGTCTGGTGAGCCTGTAACTTGTTTAATCCCAGCCATCCAGTTTTTTAGGATAGCATCATTGTGATCAACTGCATACCATTTATTCATATTATTCCTATTTTATTAAATTTCTTTTGTTAGATTCATCAAAGTATTGTTGCCATTCATTTGCATAATCACATTGCAAATAATCTACAAACCAAGGTCCACCTTCTGTAAAATGAACGTTCTTAACATCATCTTTACGAGGATATTCTCCAACTAACCAATTCCATTCTAAAGGTAAATCACCTATTAGATTTTCATCTGCTAACCATTTAAATTGATGTAATTGTAATCCTGTTGCACTATTAACATAATCAGGTGTTAGTGCTGTACATTTATCACAATTCATTAACATAAAACTTGACCAATTTTTCTTTTCATATTTTGTTTGTACTTGTCCTAAAAATTTTTGTTCAGCTCTTGGTATATAATCGTGTTTACATACTTGGACAGCATATCTTTCATCTCTTAATCTCCATAATTCTGCTACATCTGTTAACATTAATTGATCACAGTCCATAAACAATGCCCAACCTTTATAATTCATTAAATGTGGAACAATAAATCTACTAAAACTAAATTCTGTTGATTCTATATTACTTCGTTCCCTAGTAAAATTGTCTTTTATATTTTGTAAGTTAACAGGAGTAATAGCAACAGGTCTGGTACTATTTTTTAATATACTATATGATAGCACATTGAACGCTACTTTTTCTTTGTTATCATATCCTATAAAAATATTAATCATTCTTTTTAAATCCTGCGTTTTCTCTTTCTATATCATTATGATCAAATTGTGCCCAATATAATTCAAATGCAATTCCGTCTTCTACACCTTCGAATTGATGATATTCTCCAGGTTTAATTCTTGTCCAATCACCAGCATTAAGTAATGTTTCATCTACTAAACCTTGATCATCTTTCCAAACCCTTACAATCATTTTGCCTGAAACAACATAAAAGCCATTCCATTTATATTTGTGTCTATGTTTAGAACAAACTCCATTTTTTTTAAAATCTATTCTATGAAATTCTAATACGCCATTGGCGTGTATTAATTCTGTTTGTCCCCATATTTTTCCTGCTTTCATAAATCAAATCCCTCCTCTTTTAAAAATTTTTGTACTGTCCATTTAGGTTCCCATCCTAAGGATTTTATTTTAGTAAGGTCAGCTAAAGTTTCTTCTCGTTCTCCCAGCGTTATATCTCTTACAGGTAAATTAGGTGCTATATCTTTTATTCTAATATTTTGTCCAGTACCTATATCAAGTGATCCTTTAAAAAATGGATTGTCTATAATACATAATATTGCACTACACAAATCTTCTACATGAATAAAATCCCTTTTATGATTAGTAACATATTCTAATTTTCCATTTAATAATTTGTCAAAGAACATATTAAATCTTGGTGTTTTAGAATAAACTGTATGAAATCTCATACACACTGAATTAGGATGAGGTATGTATTCTATTACATTTTTTGTAGCGGCATAAGGATTTAAATGTGGTTCATATTGCGAACTAGAACCTGCATATAGCACTCTTGTTTTTTGATAATGTTCTAAAATTTTTCTAGTTCCTTCAACATTCATATCCCAATATCTTTTAGGATCAGACATTGATTCACGTACTCCTCCTATAGCGGCTAAATGAATTACTAACTCTACTTCTGGCAATTCTGCCGTAAATATATTTTTTCCGTCTTTAATGTCTATACCAAAAATTTTATGATTTTTTTCTTCTAGTCTTTTAGAAAGTTCTGAACCTATAAAACCTTTATTACCTGTTATTAATATTTTCATTGTACTACCAATATTTATTGCCCAGTTTTATAATGACGTAGTTGATTTGATGTTTTGTACTTTAGAATAGTATGGATATACAACTTTAATCCATGGAAAAAGTTGTTTACAAGTTATGGCATCATTAGGCCACCAACCAATTTCGTCTTGTGCTTTAATTATTTCTTTTGCGGCCCATGGCTTTATGACAAACGCACTATTGCCTGCCATTCCTTGTGGTATTTCTTTTTTCATTACCCAAGGTGCATCGTGTACTCCTTCACCTAAATTTTTTAATGTGTCATGAAAAAGTTCTGCTTTTGGTGTAGCATTTGTAGGATCATTTAATCCTAAACAACCTCCTTCAAAATCAAAAGGTGTAAATTTTCTAGTAAAGTATGCATCATGTTCACAAATTACTATTGGTTCATTTAATTCTACACATTTTTTCCATAAGTTATAATGGCTACCTGCCGCGGCAATTCTTTTATTGATATCATATGTTTTATAAGGTTTTAATAATAATTTTGTTTTTTCACAAATTCTTTTTTTATGCCAGGGCCATGTCCAATTAATGTTCCACATTGTAGCAGGAGTAACAGCTGGATAAAGAATAGGTTCTAAATCAGAATTTGTTTCTTTAATAGATTTAATAACATTATTACTGTAAGCAATACTATTTTCATTTTGTGGCGTAGCCACTGGTGCTGATATATGCTTATTATATTCTAGTGGCGTTTCAGTATCTAATATTGTTATTATAAATGCTTTCATTTTGTAATTTTGTAAATGTAACTGTTTAATACATTGCTTTTTTTTCTATGATCAAATTTTTCAATTTTATATCCTTTAAGAGCATTAGTAAATATTTTCCATTTGTCTTGTGTAAATTCATTATTGGTTTTTCGAAAATGCCTCTTCAAGAATTTTTTAATACCAAATCCTAAATTTTTAAGTTCGGGTCTAGTTACTTGGTCTATAGGAAAAATATCTTCTATATAATATATGCCATTTGGTTTTAAAAAAGGAATAATGTTTTTAAATGTTAATGCATTTGCTTCAGGAGTATGTTTACCATCATCTATTACAATATCAAATTTAGTTTTCCATTGTGCAACTTGATTGTATACATCTGGATCAGTGCTGTCTATTTTTAAATATTGTACTCTGTTGTCTTGAAGAGATTCAATATGAGATTCATGCTTTCTTACAAAAATATCTATAGCATAAATTTTAGCATTAGGAAAATAATCTAACCAGACAGCTATACTTCGTCCGCGATCTACACCTATTTCTAATATATTAATTGGTTTATTTCTTAATTTTTTAAAGTCAGCGTCATAAATTTCATCATAACTTAATATACCTTTAGTGCATTTATGTTTTAAAAACACTTCTTTTAAAGTAGACGTTTGTAAATTGTCTAATTGTTTTTGCCATTCCGCCGCATCTTTGTTTGTCATTACCATTATTTTCCCATTTGATACTTTCTATATTTTTGTCCTATGAATGTATGATCTGACCAAATATGTCGTCTACTAGAAAATCTATAACTTTTTTTATCACAAACAGCATCATTTGTTATCCAAGATTCAATAAATTTAATATCACACTCCTGAGCTATTGATTCAAAACTGTTAGCCATGAAACGCCAACAATCTATATCATCATGATTAGGTCCTGTGCTAGGTGCTATTAATATCATATATTTGTTTGGTTTTAAAATTCTTTTCATTTCAGCTACCATTTTAAAAGGATTTCTTACGTGCTCTAATGTTTGTCCAGATACTATTAAATCAATTGAATCGTTTTTAAATGGCAATTTGTATGGTGCTGGCATAACATGAGTAACCCCTGGACCTTCATTTATATCGGCAACGTAATAATGTTTGTATATGTCTTTAAAAACT